TAGCACACTTGAGTTTTTGATGAGATAAGACTATTTTACTAGTAGTAACTAAGACTCGTATAAAAAATACGAGTGCCATAACTATTAGTTAGGTCAGATAGTAAAAGTTAGACCTAAAGATTATTTAGGGCTATTAAAGAAACTATTCACCGTTAATATTATTAGCGGTGGCAACCTGATATATATATATTGTATATATTAGGTCAAAGTGAGAGTATATTTTAAAAATATAGGCTAAATTACACAATATGTAATTTAGGTAGATAAATAAACTAAAAAGGGAGTTGTAATTATGGCGACAATTTATAAACGATTAAAAAATTATGTAAATACACAAGGTGTATTCAGAGCAACATTTACTGGAGTAAGTACTAGCTTTCATCCATATATTAATAGTGAAGAATATAGAAGTCTTCTTTTTAAAGACTTATTTGATTATAGTAAAAGGAATCCAGTCAAAATAGCTGATTGGTATTGGTTAAACGCAAACATTCCCTGGGAGAAGGCACAACTAGAGGCGGGGGATTATGTGCAGTTTCAGGCCACAGGGGACAAACATAGAATAGGCAGTGAGGCGCATCCATTCAACACTATTAGGTTTATCAACACGATATACCGTTTAAAGCGACCCTACAATATTTTAAAATTAGGTAAAATAGAAGGCAATGTGAGCCCACTACAACTCCCTATAATAGATTTAGAGAGCGGGGAGGAATATAATACCTTTGATGAATACTGTAAAGGATTGAGCTACTATTTAACTGATACAGAAAAAGAGAAACGACTTGTGATGATGATTGAAAGTATTAACTATATTCCATTATGGATTAATCTTAGTAAAACTAAATATATCAGAGTTCATAAATTACCAAGACCTTATTATCCAAGTGAACTAAAAGGTAAAAAGCTAAGATATGCACCTATATGGACTTATAAGACTTATAGCAATGTGAAACCTCTTATTATGTTCAAAAGCGTATTTGACTCAGCTACTCCAGAGCAACAAGAAATACTAGGGGGGTCTTTTTATTAGATTTTCGACATGAGCGCTCCTTCTCCCACTATAAAAAATATAGTGGGATTTTTTTATGAGTGGAATAATTCTAAAGTTTCATCTTGAAACTTTAAAGAGTATCTTTTGGCAGTAGGTTAAACATTTAAGGTCAATGATTAGAAAAATTTGCGAACTACAATGTGTAGTTTGCAAATATCAGCTAAACCTTCATAATCAAGGCTTAGAAAAATGAAGTTGAAAAACTTCTAAAAACTCAAGATAAGTTTTTAGAACTTCTAAACCAAGTGGCACTTGATTTAGGAAATTTGCGAGTAACTAATAGTTACTTACAAATATCAGCTAAAACCTCGAGGTGAGGTTATAGAAAATTAATTTTAAATTGTAGTTAGTAAATAGGTACTTTTTTCTATACTATATATGTAGTTGAAAATAAAAGAATATTAGGAGGGATATATATGAAGATACCTTTTGTATTTAAAAAGTGCAGTAAATGTGGAAGATGGTTAGTGGCTAATACAGTTAATTTTCATAAGAATAAAACTGGTAAATATGGACTTAATTCATGGTGTAAAGAGTGTTACAGTGTTTATATAAAAAAATACATGAAAAAATACAATAGAGAACATAAAGAAGAAATTATAAAATATATGAAAAAATACAATGAAGAAAATAAAGCAAAATATAAAGAATACTATAAAAAATATAATAAAGAAAATAAAGAAGCAATTGCAAAACAGACTAAAAAATACAGAAAAACTCCACAAGGTCAAGTAGTTATGTTTAATATACAAGGTAGAAGAAGACAAAGAGAAGAACAACAAGGAAATGGAATTACAAAAGACCAATGGCTGGAAATGATGAAGTTTTTCGATTTTAAATGTGCTTATAGTGGTATTACTTTAAATGCTGATACTAGAAGTATTGACCATATAGTGCCACTTGCAAAAGGTGGAGCACATGAAGTTTGGAATTGTGTTCCTATGTATAAAAATTTAAATAAAAGTAAAAAGGATAGCAATATAGAAGAATGGTATCCACAACAAGATTTTTATGACGAGGACAGAGTGAATAAAATAAATGAATGGAGAGAATACGCATATAATAAATGGAGCAATGATGAAATACAGAAGACTATATAAATATATATAGTCTTTTTTAGTGTTATAAAACAATAGGTATTCATCATTTTGATGACAGCCTTTTTTTATTGTTATGATTTAGTCTTCTTTGTGACATAATATAACTATATGGAAAATAATGGAGGTTAATATAATGGAACGAGTTGCAATTTACTATAGGGTTAGCACGGACGAGCAGGAAGTAAGTAATCAAATAAAAATGCTGGAAGATTATTGTATTAGCAATAAATATGAATATACAAGATATGGCGACCCTGGAGAAACTGGCACATCATTTAAAAATAGACCACAATTTTTAAAAATGTTAAAAGAGTGTGGAGTAAACTACATACAAGAATATGACTGCTTTGCATTAGAAAAAGTAAAACCAAAGTATAGTAAAATAATATGTAAAAGTTCATCTAGGTTCGCACGTAATTTAGATTGCTTAAAAATATTAGATTTATTAGCTAAAAATAAAGTGTATGTAATATTTTTAGAAGATAATGCCACTACAGAGGATATAAATGACCCTACTGCTCAGTTAATGTTAGGTTTAAACGCATTAATAAATAGGAATTTCTCAGTCGCTAATTCACAGAGGGTGCATAATGGCATGATTAGTGCAGCCAAAAGAGGCCGTATATTGACACCTAGCACAATATATGGCTATAAACTAGTTAATAATAAATTATATATAGTGCCAAAGGAAGCGGAGGTAGTACGTTGGGTATATAACGAATATATAAAGGGTAAAGGGTATACTGCAATATCCAATGCACTTAATAAACAAGGTATTAGAACTCGCAAGGGAAATTTGTGGCATCCACAGGCCATATTTTATATACTTACAAATCCTAAATACAAAGGGACTTCCGCACGTAATGTGAAAAAACGTAGTAAACTAACACAAGATACCAGTCCAACAATACGCCCAAAAGATGAATGGGTAGTAATAGAACAAGGACAAGTATTGGATAATGGCGAGGTATTTAATAGTATCCAACCCATTATAACACCGCAACTATATGACCAAGTGCAGCAAATAAGATTAAATAAAGTAGGAACACAAAGAGGAGCCTGGAGAGGTAAAGATATATTTGTAACGAAGTTGACTTGTATGCAGTGTCATAAACATTTTGTCCATGAATATTTTAAAAGCGGTGATAAAAGTACTGAATATTATAGATGTCAAACAAAAAAGAGATTTGGAGTTAAAATGTGCGCATCACCTAACGTACCTAAAAGTACAATAATTGATATACTAACTAATGATTATGTAAATGAAGTAGTATTTAGATTAAAGGGGCGTATTTTGCAGCACTATGACCTAAAATTAGCTAATATAATGGAGAGTATAAGCAATAACACTACAAACAGGATAGACCAATTACAGGAGGTTAATAAGAGCTTAAAAGAGCAAAATATGAAGGTATTAGACCTATATTTGAATAACCAAATAAGTAAAGATATGTTTACTGCAAAACAAGATGAGCTAAATAAACAACTAATACAAAATGAACAAGAATTGCAGCTACTACAAACACCACTATTAGAAAAACGTGATGCAATAGATGAAATTAAAAATAAAATAAAACAAGTAAAAACAATGAGTATAAATAATAACTACACAACACAAGAAATATATAATATGGTGGAGCAAATAAAAGTATATGCGGAAAGATATTTAACAATTAATATTAGAATTAATAATATTTTATTTGAGGATGATACTAAGTATTATTTTTAGTATAACCATAACACAACGAGTCCATTATATGAAGGTTATACAAGTTTCACGTAGAACGATATTGGATAAAAATACAGTTTCACGTAGAACAATCCCAGTAACATTATTACTAAAAATAACTATATTACTATTCAGAATATAGTAAAAACATCACTAAAAACGCTAAGAATAGTTAAAAATAGCCTTAAAATATTAATATAATAAATATGAAAAGGATGGTGATAAAAGATGAGAAAAGGACAAAGAAATATAAAAATATTAGAGCCAGAAGATTTTGAAAAAGCATATCAGAAAATTTTTAATTTAGTGCTTAATGGTGAATTGGATAATAATAAGGCTAGGGTTTTATTAGCTATACTTAATGGTAGAGTACAAGCATATAAAATTACACAACTAGAGGATGAGATGGATAATTTAAGCGCACTATTAGAAGAATATAATGAAAATAATAGATAGGTGGTGACACTATGAATCTAAAAGATATTAGAAAAATGAAACGAGCTATACAACCAAAACCAGTGGAGGATATTAGCGACTTATTAAGTCTCAGGGATAATTTTGCATATAGCGTCCTATTGAATACTAAGTATAAAGATGAGATAGAAGGCTATAGCGTAGTAGAGCTGAGTAGCTGGCTAAAGGAACATCAAATATACAATGACTTTGATTTAATTCAGCTAACAATAGATACAGATGAGGATAATTAATTGATATTAGTTATCCTTTTTTTAGTTTAAATTTATTTTTAGATGAGGGGGAAGTTTACTTCCCTATTTATATATATAGTTACTTATAATAATATACTTATATATATTTACTTAGTTCCCTACCCTTAATACCCTTCAATCCGTTGGTATTACTGTATTAGAGAGAAAAAATAAGCAAATAATCATTAACTTGCATTTACAAATCGTTAACTTGCATTTACAAACCACTTACCCCGAGTTACAAATCATTAACTTATGCAGTAAAAAGGTTAATTATTTTTATGTTGAGTTAGTTAATGTTTTTCCAATTGTATTAATATATAAGTATGAGAAGGATAATAAGGAGGATGATAAGAATGGTAATAAAACCAAGTGAAACCAATTATATAATGGCTCAGTCTGTAATGATGGAGGAGATACAAAATAACATCTATGCAAGTAGACTTTGTGATGCTAACACAGAAGCTCTATTATATGCAGTATTAGAGAAATACCAAATACAATACAATGAGGCTAGAAAACAAGGACAGGATGTAGATGAGTATAGCATTACTATCTATGAAAAAGATTTAGAGGACTTTATTACTGAGATTAGCACAACACCAAATATAAGACCTAAGAAGTTATTAGAAAAGAAAATAAAAGCAGTGTTTACACTATCAAGTTATACAAGCATACACGAAAAAACTAAGATAAGCGATACTGAAACAAAACACACTAAATTCCAATTATTTGTCTTAGAAGTAATCACGGAGCAAATACCACTTAATATATTAATGGCACAGGTACCCGAGGAGATATTAGCACAAAATAAATTAGAGGACTTCCAAGCTATTAAGGCTTATACATTTAAAACAACAAAGGAAGGCACTACATATATTAATAAAATGTTCAGCGAGATTGGACAAGGCTATAGTTATTTCCTATTAGGATTGTCAATGACATTAAAAACTGATACAAGTAAGCGAGTACTTAATTTTCTTTGTAAGTATATGAATGCGATAATAGCTGGAAAGTGGAGTAATGGAGGACAAGTAGTATTTACAGTTGATGAAGTATACAATCAATGTGGCATAAAAAGTGTTAATGCTACAAAGAACAAAGATACATTTAGTAGAGCGTTAAAAGATGTTAATAATGCACTATTAACTCATTTCAGTATGACAGATAAAGAGGGACAACCTATCCAAATACAATGTAAATATTTGAAAAATGGTGAATACGCATATAATCAATGGTACAAAGCCGATAGAGAGACACATATTCAATTCTATGCACAACCAATAGAGAACATGGATAAATTGAGTAAACCTAATAACACAATGAAAAAGATAGTTGATAATGCTAATCCTAAAGATACTATCAAGAAGACTAAAGCCACACCAAAGAAAAAAGGACAAACTATTAATGATATGTATGAATTAGTAGAACAAGCATTAAATGGTGAACAGATAAAACTAAATTATAAATTAATAACTGGATGGTATTTGTACAAATATGATGAAAATACAGGACACGGACATGGAGGAGCGTTCCCACAAAATATCGGAAAAATTAAAAATATAGCAAAACAATTCCATTTAGAAGAACAATATTTGGAATTAGCTCAATATATGGATGAGTATATTAGAAAATATAAAAAATATTTTACAGGATATCCAACACTAGCTGATTTTACAACATCATGGAAGGTACAACAAGTATTAAACAATGGCGGACAAAGAAAAGCTAGTTATGAGGTAGATAATGGATATAAACATGATACTAGAAGTAGAAGAATATAGGAGGCCGAAGTAATGCACGAGTTAATTGGATATATTGAAGGTGAAATATTAGAAGTAATGCAAACTGAGGAAGGAAAAGACTTAGATTTATATTTAAGGCTAGTTTATGAGAATGGCACAGTGAGAGTAACTTTTAGAGAGAAGGAAGATAGGAGATGTCGCCATAATACAAAAGATAGGAGAATATAAAAGTTTTAAAACTAAAGAAGAAGCCGAGCAGTGGATTCAACTAATATTAGCAACAGAATAGTCCAGTAAATATAAATACTGGACTTTTATTTATTATATTCGATAGTAAAACTTTTACTATCAATAGCACAGCACGGCTGTTGAAACTTTTGACATCCGCCAAACCGTTGAAATTTCAACAAAGTACAATTTTGTACTATCCTTAATTGAGGAGAACGGAATTTTTCGTTGTCAAAATAAACAGGTGTTTTTTTATTGCCATACAAATACCTTAAGAACGATTTAAAACGCCTCTGAGAGGCTTATATGAGGTCAAATATAATACTCTACAATAAAAAAGACCTCGATAGTAATTAATTATCGAGGTTGTCCATAAGGAGAGATTTAAATAATAAAAACTTATAAGATTTTACACATATGAGAGAGGCAACTATTATGCCTCTCGTTGTGGTATTAGGAGAAGAATACATATGAAAACAAAAGTATTAAAGAAGAAACATCTATATATAAGAGTATACAATGATGTGATAGTAAAAGTTTCACTATCACATATGCAAACTGATATGATAGTTGAGAGCAGTTTTATTCTACTCTCTATATTAGATATTAGTAGTAACTACGAAAAATGAGTACAAATTAGATAAATATTTTGTATATATGAAAAATATGTACAATTTAGATTAATTTTTTTTGTATACATTTAGTATATATCTATAGATAGGATTAATGGAGGTGGATTAATATATGATTGTATTTGATGTTAACAAAGATAACTCTAAGAAAACTAATACAGTGCCAATCCGAGTAACGAACGATGAGAAAAGAAAGTTGAATTTAGCAGCTCAAGAATTAGGAGTTAGCGTATCTCAATTGATTAGATTGAGCGTGGAATATTTTTTAGGTGAAAATTTATAGGAGGATGAATAAGATGAATGAATTAGATAAGGTCAAGCATATTTCATATAATACAAATAATGGAGAAGTTCTGTATGAGGAGGGAACCTTAGTTTTTAATGTTGGAGATAAAAACACTGCTTTCCTGCATTTAAGAGGGAATCTTCCAAATTACATTAGAGCTGAACTTAAAATCAAAGCTCCAAACGGAGAGGTAGTTTTATTGACTAGTAAAATTATTAACAATCTTAAAAACATATGCAGACAGTTCGAGGTAATCGTGAATGAACCAGGTACATATGATTGTCAATTGGTTCTTAGTTATAGTAATAAAACAAACGTTAGCAATAAATTTTCATATAAGGTAAACCAAGGAATTTAAAGGAGGAAAATTAAATGGAATATAGAGAACTTAAAAAGGCGGTACAAGGTGAAAGTGCCAAAGTAATAGATAAGGCTAGAAAAAAATACAAAGAGAATCTTGAGATGTATAATTACACATCTAAAGGAAAATACAAAATGGTTAATGAGTTGATAAAAGAAGCTGACAAAGAATTAATGAAATATAAACAAAGTTTTATCGAGAGTGGATACGAGATAGCAACTCAAAAGAGAGCACAGATTGAGGGACAAAGAGCACAAAGAAAAAATATATCGGATTCAGCTTTTCTCAGAAATGCAATGGTGGTAGATGTAAAAATTAAAACTGGAGACTTCACAGTTCAAGACTTACAAAGATTAGCAACTGATATAAATGTACCACAAGATTTATTTGATTTTGCTAAGGGCAAGTTAATATTAGCGACAGAGGAAGATGACAGAGTAACAGTAAGAGCTATTCAGCAAATAGATGAAGAACTTGAAGCAGCTAAACAAGATGTCAATGACATAACTTGGATAAGAAGTACATCTGACCCAGTATTACCAACTGAAATGAGTGGTAAAACATTATATGAAGTTATAACTGGTGAGAGTATGAGTGACATATATTTTGAAAAACCAGAACCTATTAAGGAGTAAGGAGGTGATATAGATGTATAATTATTTTAACTTTGATGGAAATCAAATAAATGATTTAGCGATAGTCACTAGCATAGAAAAACCATATATACCCGAAAAATCTATTGATACTATTAGTGTTTCCAGTAGAGATGGAGAAATATTTGACGGAGCTAAATATGACCCTATTACAATTCCTATATCACTTGCAGTAATAGGTGATGATGAAAACGATTATAGAACTCGAGTTCAATGCTTACATGATATATTAAGTACAAAAGAGGAAGTTCCAATAAAATTTTGTGACAATGTAACTATATATGGAATGTTGAAGGGTGGATTGAAAATAAAGAAGAAAAATAGTGTGAGCGGTTATGCAGATATAGAATTAATTTGCCATACACCTTATAGCTATAGTGATAATGTCATTGCCTTCAACTCAGAAGAAGGCTCTCAGAAGTTAACAGTAGCAAATAATGGAGAATTGCCAACTCTACCATATGTGAGCATAGGACTTGGAAATGATGCTCATTTTGTACAATTACAAAATAATAAGACAGGAGAAAAAATGTTAATAGGTGATTATCCAAAACTAACATTAAGTACCACAAAGAAGGAACAGACATTAATACTACATGATTCATGCGAATCATTAGGTGGATTGTTAATGAGTTCAGCAAATATTAATGCGGATAGAAGTACAAACGGTACATTTGCTATATCAAGTTCAGGTAATAGCTATATATTAGCCTCTATGGGTAGTGGTACAGAGAAAATCAAGGGAGCTTGTGGTAGAATTGCACTTAGTAAAAATATTGATGAATTTAAAATTATGTGTAGAATACAATGTACCTCTACAGGAAAAAATGGCGACCCTAATAATTTCTTAAGTGAAACTGAAAAAGTTGAGGAAACTGTATCAGGTACTAAATCTCATTATTATGAAGTAAATGCTAATGGCGTTAATTATAGAACTCAACCTAATACAAAAGGTAAAAGTCAGGGTATTATTCCAAAGGGAACTAAATTAACCGATGTTACTATACAAAACGGCTGGGCAAAAATAAAATACAGAACTAAGACATATTATGTTTATGGAAAATATCTATCAAGACGAGTTAAAGATAATTCCAAAGGTAGAGTAGAAACTTTTTCAGTTGAAAATATGTGGCTAACACCGGCAGATAAACGTACAGGCGCATCATGTACTGTTTATACAAAACCAAACTTAGCCAGTAAGATAGAATGTACCATACCATATGGAACTAAGCTTAGAATAATAAAAAGACCATATATTTATAACTACAAAGATTCCAATGGCAGTGATAAAACAGTTACATTTTATAGAATATATAAACCTTGGAAAGATAAAAATGGGAAAAAACATCATGGATATATTGACAGTGATAGATTAAGAGGAGCTGCTGCAATGGAAGGTAGTGTGGACTATAGTGATGACCCTGCATATGCAGATGATAAAACAGGCATAGTAGAACTTTATGGATTTGATATAAATGGTACTCAACTATTTAGAATATTTGTCGGAGATACAAATAAATACTTTGAATACAACAGAGCACAAGTAAGTATTAGTAAGCAGCCTATACTAACTACTAGTAATGATACTCCAAAAGAGAGAACAGATAAAGTTGTTGATAGTAATAAAATAACAACTAACCACTATCTATCAGGAAAATATGGCAGTTGGAATGACTTGAATGCTTATTTTACATTAACTAGAAAAAAAACTGGTAAGTATTATAGCTGGAGTGCCACACTACAAAAGAATGAAAAAGGAAAATTCACTAAAACATTGACTGCTAATAACAAAAGAAGTGAAGAGTTCTCCACTAATGAATTAAGTTATTTAGCACTATACATAGGAACTGATGCAGACTCAATGGCTAAATGTTGTAGCATGGGCATGAGTGACTTAAAAGTATATGAGCTGAATCCTGAGAGTGAGGAAGTTTCAAATATTAAATACTTTGAATCAGGAGATAAAATAGATTTAGACTTTGAGAATGGAGATTGTTATGTTAATAACGAGCTAAGAAATAATCTAGTGGATATCGGTAGTTCATATTTTTCAATACAACCTGGTGAAGTTGAATTGCAAGTTGTAAGCGATGATACCACTGCTAGTATGGGAGTATTAGTCAGAGAAAAATGGCTAGGTGTAGTTGATGAAGATAGAAGCACACCACCACAAAATTTAAATTTAACAAGTGAATAAGGAGGTATTCAGATGTTAAATATTAGTCTTAAAAATAACTATATTATAGACATTACAAACGATTTGAAACCTAAAATAGCTTGTAGGGATATGTTAGTATTCAATCTTAATAGTGAAAAGAGTACCTTAGCATTCAAACTAAAAAACTTTGATGATGTAAACATTCTATTAAAAGTTATTACACCTGATAAAGACTATATGATAATAGAACCAAAATTTATAATTGGCACAGAACGAGAAAAAGTATTTCAAATAGTACTTGATAATGAACTTAAGTCCACAATAGGCAAATATCCATATCAAGTAGTTATTAACAATCAAGTGGTAATGAACTCTATGTATCAAGTTATAGATGAGGAGTTGATATAAATGTATATTGAAAATCAAGCTAATAAAAATAAGGTTACATATATTAGTAATAAACCAGCAAAGGATTATTTTGATACAGTGCAACTCAGTTATCTGATTGATGAGTATGTACATAAAAGAGGCAGTCAAGAAGTTATTGAGTATCTAAAATCTAAGATAAAGGAGTTGAAGTAATATGATGAGTAAAGGAAATCAATTAAAAGTTGAGGAATTATTGGAATATGGATTTAGTCCAGGAGCAATTCATAAACATACTGGACTTAGTTTACAACAAATATATCAACTACAAGAGCAAATGTATGAGAGAAAAGCAAAACAAAAGGAAATGCAAAATAAAGATGATGTGAAGTAAGAGGTGATTAAATAGTGGAATATGTAAAAAGAAAAATAAAGATAAACTTAAATAGAAAAGCAGAATATAACAAAATTCCAATATTAATATATGCTGATGATTTAGTATATGGTGTCAAAGCTAAAAAGACTTGTTTTTTTCAAGTTGAATTGCTTGAAGCACCTAAAGACTTAGGAATGTATATTAGAGCGTTGAATCCAAAGGATGAGAAGTTCACTATAACACCAACAAAGGTAAATGATAATACTTTTTTAGTAGAGTTACAAGAGAATCAAAAGGATATTATTGGAAAGTATCCTTTTGAGATTGTAATTACTAGTGATGACCAAGAAATGACTATTTTCCAAGGAGAATATAAAATTAAGAGTTGGCTAACTGATAAAGATGTTTATAATGAAAAGGAGGTAAAATAATAATGAAAAAAAGACCAGCTATTGTACCAATTAGCTTTGAAGGGTGCCTACATAGAGCACTAGATGAGATTGTAACAAACGGCTTGAGTTATAGCTCAGTGAATATTAAAGTATTTGAAGGAACAGAGGTAATAATACCAACTATAAAACCCGCTAATAAGGCAGATGGTATAAATGCTCCAACGGATTTAGATGAGCGTATAATTCAATTTATTAGAGAGTTTTCTCGAGAACAAGACGACATCTGCATTCACGATGGCAGAAGACATCTTGTGGCTATTCCTAAAAAGACAATAGAGATAGTTGTATCCATCCCATTAAAGGCACAACTAGAAAAAGAAAATTTAATAGTCAAATAAGAATAAAAAAATAAGAGCTACTCAATCGAACGAGTAGCTCTTTTTTATTAGGGAAATCTATATGTAGATACTAAACCTAAAAGATACGATAGGATGGCCTAATTCCTATCATTATTATTATATGATATATCCCTATATAATTGTTAGTAAATTAAACATTTTTTCTATATATTATTTAGGAGGTGTTTTTTATGTATATTGAGTTATGGAAGTGGATTGCAGGATATGAAGGTTTATATATGGTAAGTACACATGGACGAGTTAAGAGTATGGATAGATATATACAACATCCACATTCAGGTCGTACATTTATGAAGGGCAGAATATTATCCCCAACTACAAATAATAAAGGATATAAACAGATACAATTATTTAAAAATGGTAAAAAGAAAAATTATTTAATTCACCGTCTTGTGGCACTAGCTTTCATACCTAATCCAAATAATTATCCAATTATAAACCATAAGGATGAGAATCCAAATAATAATCATTATACAAACTTGGAATATTGCACATACAAATATAATATTAACTATGGGAACTGTAGAAAAAAGATGAGCGAAGCTGCTAAAGGTAAAAAATATAGTGAAGAAACTAAAAGAAAAATGAGTGAAGCTAAAAAGGGAGAAAATGCTTATTGGTATGGCAAACACCTTAGTGAAGAAACTAGAGATAAAATAAGCAAAGCAACTAAAGGAAAATATATGGGAAAAGATTGTGCAACATCTAAAGCAGTATTAATGTTTACTTTGGACGGACAGTTTATAAGACGATTTGACAGTATTGCAGAGGCTAACGAGTTTTTAGGTAAAAAGAGATATAGTGCTAATATTAATAATTGTTTATTAGGATATGCAGACAGTGCTTATGGATATAAATGGAAAAGAGAGGAGGGATAAAACCCTCCATTTTTATTTGGAAAAAATGTGTTATAAAACAGGAGATTTCCTAGTAGAAATGGATTATAATTATGTTAATAAAAAATAATTATATAAGAAGTAAGGTAATTATTAAAAGGGGTGTTATATATGCGTAAAGCTGAATTACAAAATTTATGTGCAGGTAGTAAGGTAATGGACAAAAGAAATAATACTGTATTAAGTATAGTTGGATTGGATAAAGAACAAGGAAAAGCAATAATGGATAATGGTAAAGTGTATAGTTTTAGCACAATATGTCGTTGGTACGACTTAGCTCCAGTTGAGGAAGTGGATGAACCTATAAAACCTACTATTACAGAGGAAAAATCAGTGGATGATGAAAATCATGGAGAACACACTGGAAAGGCTAATAACCACGTTGTAGAAGGTAAGAACAGTATAGAAGAAATATTTCATCAATTCAATAAAGTATTAGATGAGCACAATTGCTACTTCGAGTCCAAAAAACAATATATAGCAGTATTGACTGATAGGAAAAAAGGTACACTGCTACAAGTTATTAGAAATAGACAAGGAAGTGTAAACATTGATATTAAAAAATGTATTTGGGAAAAACTAAAAACTCCATATAAAACAGAATTACAAAGAAAATACAATGCTTATGTATATGACAAGACAAGAGGTTATATTAGACTTAGAAACATGGAAGATGTTAGTACTTTTACAGTTTTACTACTTGTGGCACTAAGTTAAAAAAATTAAAAGGAGAGTTGGATATTATGTTTAAAGAAGTTAAAAGATTTGAAAGTAATAAAGGAATATTCACTATAGATAGCTGCATAATGGACAACAAATATTATATATTTAGAATGGCCACTGTAAGTGAAAACTTTGGTGATGTAGGGGAAAGAGTTAATGGTTGTTCATATACAACTATAGAGAGTGCAGAACAAGATTTAATAGATTTATATTTATAAGGAGGGTTTATATGTAGTGTATCAACCTCTAGTACCTATATGTACTGGAGGTTCAACTAATTACTCAATAAATATACTATGACTTGTCACAGACGCTCTCAGAGGCTCATATGCTATGATTAGAGCCTAAATACTATATTATAAGGAGGTAATTTAATGCTATATAAACTTATAAAACATATAATTTATATATTGATAGGCTACACAGTGCCACAGAGGCTATTAAGAGGTTATATCTACATAATTGAAGATGTTTTATGCGGTACTATTAGAGTAGGAACAACAATAAGTCTTACTAAGTTACAAGACATACAAAGGGCTTATTATGGCAATAATAAATATAAAGTAAAGGTAATTCACAAAACCAGTTCCCAGTTCCACAAGGAACGACGAAGCAGATTAAATGAGTTACAACAGTATTACATTGGTAAGTATAGCAGTCAATATAAGGTAGTTTTACAAATATAAAATTGTAGTTAGCAAAATTTTTTAAATTTGTAGTTAGCAAAATCGCAAATAATTCTATACTATATATAAATACTTAAAATTAGTAAGACTGAAAAACTAGTAAGATTGAAAATAAATAAAGAATCGGTCGGTGGAAGTTTATTATGTAACAAAAGTTACATAATACTCACGACTAAAAAGGGAGGAATATTTTATGAATACTAAAATAAGTACAAATAATTACTTAGTAGTTACACCTGATAACTTTTTCCTTTGTAACGATGTTAGACATATTATAAACACTATTAAACATAGTTGCTATAGATTAAATGGACATCAATTACAGAATTTTAATAAGCTCATTACTAGACATATAGAACGAGCTGATTGGGATAAGCCTATTAAGAAGCAGAAATACATCATTAAAGATAATATATATGTAATTAAATTAACTAAAGATGAGATAAGACTATTTTACTAGTAGTAACTAAGACAATCTAACTCAAGTGTGTAGCACACTTGAGTTTTTGATGAGATAAGACTATTTTACTAGTAGTAACTAAGAC